AGACTGGTTTTGCTAACATAGCCTACTCTGATGGGGGGATGAAGGTGGAGGACTTCACCCTCTCCTCCCTGTCTCAGAAAGCCCTTAAAGCGATTTGGACAAGAGAGGCTGCAAAGCATAACTGGAAAACAGAAGACGTTGATGAGGCCATGTACGAAGGCATGAATCGGTGGCTTAAAACTAAGTGTTACAGCGACACTAAGGAGAAGTTTCTTCTTAGGTTTATTAAGAACCCAGAGGGAGGCGAGAAGGCAGAGGTTACAAGTTCTTCTAACTGGACAGTAGGGGAGATGACATTCTTTTTGGATTGGATGCAAAACTTCTGCGCCAAAGACGGGTTAATCTTAGAGGCCAAAGGGGAATACCTTGAAAACACGAAAGCTCAAAATAGTTGATAAAGAAAAAGTAAAAGAAGCGTTAGCTGAGGAGCTAACAAAGAATGAGATGAAACTTCTTAACGAGAGTAGGAGAGCGTTTACTGATAAAGAAATATCATACATAGAAAAGAACAAGCCATATTTATTGGCACTTAATCAAAAGGAAGACATAAGAGATATTACTAATAGCGGATTCCCTTTAATGTCTAAGGAGTTCAGCATTGAACTTCTGTCAAGAAGGTTTGCGTTTTATGAAGAGACATTCATAGGAAAAAAACTTGATACCGCACACGATTTGAGAATGAGGTCATTGAGAGCAAGGGACTGCTTAATGAATGGCCTTTACTTCGACACATTGAAACCAGTTAAGGAATAACTATGGGCGATAAATGGGATAACGTATCTGTCAGGGCTGCTCCAGACCCGCAACTATTAGAGTATTGCGAGACAGAGAAGCAAAGAGAATACCTTACTGCTTGGATAGAGTTTGGAACTTCTGCTGCTGCTGCTAAGGAGCTTGGATGTAGTGAATTCAACATCAGGTCATCTAAGAGAACTGTCGAAATAAATGCGGCCAAGAAAGGCTGGCAGAAGTCAGATAATCATGTACCGGACGGGTATAAGGTAAAGGGGAAATCAACGCTCCTTGATTCTGATGGCAATACTAAAATCCAATGGGTAAAGACTGAGGTAGATAAAGAAAGACAAGAAGAAATAATGAGGGAGCTATGTGAAAACCTCACTCAGAATATAAAACCTTGGCCTGTAATCAAATCTCCCAAGAAAGTTGATAAAGACTTATGCTCAGTGTACACAATCACTGACTATCACATAGGTGCATACTCCTGGAATGAGGAGACTGGTGCTGATTGGGATATTAAGATTGCAGAGGACACTTTATACAAGGCATTCGGGGATATGATTAACGGAACCCCAGACTCTGAACAGGCAGTATTCGTTCAAATGGGAGACTTCCTCCACTGGGATGGTCTGACCTCCGTAACCCCGCTAAACAAGCACGTTCTTGATTCAGATGGTAGATACCCTAAGCTAGTCCAAGTCGCCGTAGAAACCTGTGTACGGGCGGTAGAAATGCTATTGCACAAGCATAAGCACGTTCATGTAGTAATGTGCGAAGGTAATCACGACTTAACTGGGTCTGTCTGGTTACAGGCCATAATGAAGATGGCATTTAAAAAGAACAAGAGAGTCACTGTGGATGATAGTGTGTTCCCATACTACTCATTTGCTTGGGGGAATGTCTTTCTAGGATGGCATCATGGACACCTAACTAAGATTAGGGGTTTGGCTGGCAAGTTCTTCTCAGAGCCAAGGTTCCGTAGTCAGATGGCGAACACTGAATACATATACATTAGTACAGGACACTACCATACCAAAGAAGTAGTAGAGGTATCCGGTGCGGTGATAGAGAGACATCCTACGTTAAACGCTAGAGATGCCTATGGCGCTAGGGGATTTGAACACTCCCAACGGGGCGCATTAGCAATCACTTATGACAAAAGTAAAGGCGAAATTAGTAGAGTAACGGTAACACCATGAGACAACTGAGCGAACTTAACATTATTGAAAACTGCCAACAGTGCATCTATCACAAAAAAGATGACATCAACCCTTCTCGTACTTACTGTGAGAAGCTGGCAGAAAAATATGGGAGGCCAGTAGAGATATGTGTAAACAAACACTTTCCAACCCTATGCCCTTTGTCGAAGGTGTAGCTAGGGTTAGGAATCCCTGTAGAGGTATATGCTCTACTTCTACCGTGGGGAGTATCTGGTGTGTAGGCTGTGGTAGGTATTACAAAGATGTGATTAATTGGAATGCCTATGACGAGTCCAACAAGATACTAGCCATGAAGAGGGCTACGGAACACCAACAGAAGAAGAGGAGCGGAGAGGTTACTGATAACCTAGATTACTTATGAAAGCAAAAGACATACAAGTAGGTGGGAATCATTATAAGGATTTTAAAATCCAACCCATAGAGTATATCCAGGCTAACGATTTAAGTTACTGCGAAGCCAACGTAGTTAAGTATGTCTCTAGGTGGAGGAGTAAGAACGGTATTGAGGACTTGAGAAAAGCTAAACACTACATAGACCTGCTCATAGAGAGCGAGGTTAAAGAGCCTAACTTAGAATATTTAAGAGAGTGATATGCGGAAGAAAACACTTAGAGCCTTGATAGATGATGTAGCTAAGTTATTACAGAAACACGTTAGATTGAAGGCGGCTGTAGCTGCTGATAAGAATGGCTTTATAGAGTGTGTATCATGTGGGAAGTGGTATCACTGGAAGAATATGCAGGGTGGACACTGGATAGAAAGAGGTAAACAAGCCACTAAGATTATGGAGGAGAACATCCATCCTCAATGTGCTGGGTGTAACCAATACGGTATGCGGCATAGGACTCACGTTAGAGAAGGATATTCTAAGTACATGAGAAGTATGTACGGGGATGACTTCTGTGACGAGATGCTGACTAGCTCCAGAAAGCCCAAGAAGTATTTAAGGGCAGACTTAGAAGATATGGTTAAAGACCTAAGAAATAAGAACAAAGAATTTGAATCAGAACTATAAACTATGCGGAGTATGCTGGCTTGAAACAGGAAACCCAGAGTGTAGAGGTAGACCCCATGGAACCGGAGGAACTAGCGAAGTGGGTGAACGACAACTTGCCCTATTTGGAGGGGACGGAACAGAGGGCGATAGGGACTCTAGCAATGATGGTGAGGGATTACTCAGACTTCATGGAGGAGAATAACACTGTAGATGAGTTGTTCAGCATGTTCATCTCTATGAGATACAAAGAGGTAATGGATAAGGAGCTACATTAATGTCAGAAATAAATGAAAAAGTAGAAGATAGAAATTGTTATGTATACTTTATAACTGAGACTAAATGCTCAATCAAAGAAGAGAGACAGAAAAGAAGAAATAAAAAATATTACCCCCCAGTCAAAATAGGGCGCTCATTTAACCCTATGCAAAGGCTAAAAGAGTTGCAGGTTGGAAACTACAAGCGGTTAGAGATAAAGAAAACCCTTGAGTGCCGTAGCGAAAAGGAAGCCAAGACGCTAGAAAAAAGCCTTCACGCAATGGCATATAAGAAATATGGAAAGGGCATAAGCGGAGAGTGGTTTATAATTTACGGAAGCTGGAAACTAATGATTAAAGCAGCAGAAAAGTGTGGCAATGTATTCGCTTGTAAACAATATTCAGGGCCGCCATAAAAAGTTGATAGATAAGGAGCTACATTAGTGTCAGAGATAAGAAATAAAAAACACGCAAGAAACTTAGTGTTATTTAAGGGGATGGAGTTTCACAGAGGCATCTACCCTACTGACCTAGATGCCTTTATAGAAGTAGATAATGAAACCTTTATACTCATTGAGTGCAAGAAGGGTAACTCTAAACCAGATAGGGGACAGGCTTTAGCCTTGAGGAGGCTTGTGGATTCTCTTAAAGATAAGAGAGCATACCTATTACTAGCCTCTCATCAATCTGATGGAGACATAATTCTAGCTGACTGCCTAGTTACTTACTTTAGACACAATGGAGAGACTAGGAAAACGAGTAAGAGGGTAACAGTGAGGGAGTTTACAGACTGGATATTAAGGTGAGGTCAGTACGGCACCCAAAGGCGAGGGTGGAGGAACCCAGGATGCCGCACTGCCTCAAAGCTTAATCACGAAGAATGTCTTGTATACGCTTGTCCTCTCTAGCCCCAAGCATAATGTCTTGTACCAGTCTTCCGAATACGGGAACTCTTGCCAAAGCATTTGACTCCTTAGCCGTAAGCTCTCCAGACAAAACATTAGCCAAGTCCTCGCCCAAAGCATCTATTAAGCTGACTGGAGGTAGAACCATCTCCCCTATAGCCGGGGTAATCTTTCCTTGGGCAAGGTGATTCTCAACAACGTACCTAGACGTACCCATAGTCTTTAGCAGGCTTGTGATGTACTGGTCTGGAATATCATCAACAGTTATCTCATTACCCCTAGAGATAAAGTCTTTAACTTCCTGAACCGTAGCACCAGACAAAGGAATAATAGTCATGTATGCAAGCAGCTTCTTACTTGCTTCTTTGTTATTCCCCTTAGTATATTGTTGGATAATGTCTCTTCTAATTACATCAAGCTGTTTGATTGTAAAAGACTTCAGGGCATAAAAGATTCTTCCGTTAGGATTCTGCAAATATTTAAGGGGCATCTCTGACAGAGCTACAGGCTGGAAGTTTGTTAGCTCAGAGAACATCATCATCTTTACATTGTCTGTAATGTTGCCTGCTCTCAAGTCATCAATGGTACTCTTGAACTCATTGTCCAGCATGGTTCCGAAACGCTTTCTGAGTTCTTGTACACCCTTATCGCTCTTAGACATTCTAGTAAATTTTCTATAAGCAGCATTTACTATTGTCTCTTTACCTAGCTTATCAATAGCTTTGAAGCCAGAGAGTTTAAACGTCCTGTCCAACAGTCTGGCTAACGTGCCAACAGACCCAAACTCTGTAGAGATTACATTGTCTAACCCAAGGTCAGACAGCTTTATAGCTCTTCTTCCCAACATACCCTGTATGGTTGGCAGCAATCCGTTAGCAAACACTGACATACCAAGGTCTGCTATCTGGGTTAATGCTGACATAGGGTTAGCAATAGTCATTTGGTAAGTAAGGTTCTTAAGTACATTACTAGCCGCCCCTCCTTTCTGCTCACCCATTCCGAACCTTGCTTGTAGAAGTTCTTTCATTTTGGCAAAGTCTTTTGTTGACATATTCTTAGCGTCAATCTCTTGAGCTATCAGCTTGTTTACTGAGTTATCTAGGTCTATGTTTCTTACGCCTTTGTTTGTTGCTGCTTTACCAAAAAATTGCCTCTTGGCAACCTGACCTACAACACCTTCTATGTGGTCGCGCAACGCAGATTCAGGGCTTTTATACAGGTCAATCATGTCTTCAGTAATTTCTAAATACTGTCTCTGCTTTGTTGATAAAGACCTGTTAGCAGGGTTGAATTGCTTTGTTCCTTGCCTCATTACAGATGTAATTGCATCTTCTATCTCATCTACAGAAAGGTCATCAACATCATCAAACCCGAGGGCTTTAGCCCTTTTGCCTAGCTCTCTTTCAATAGGCTCTTTAAATTCTCTTCCAGTTCTTTCAAGGACTTTCTTGTAATCAATAGCCTTTCTTGGAAAGTAATTAAGAATATCTCCAACCTCATAACCTACACCTCGTAGCTCACCCTGTAGGTCATCAAGCAGAGTTCTGGTAGCGGTCAATATCTGTGGAGCTTTAACATCTGCCTTAGATAATATTGTTGAAGCAGCCTCAAAGTTTCCGTTTGCTAAGTGCCTTGACGCATCTAACTTGGCCTTGCCTTTAACCTTAGACATAAGGTTTAAAAATGGTTGCGCCCTGTCCATGTACCCACCAAGTTTTACACCCTGCTCTGCGTCTGCCCTCTTGAGCATACCGCCAACCTTGGGGCTTATTCTTGATACTTCAGTAGATACTACGCCAGCAAAATCTCTAAGACCCTGCATGATGCCCCTACCAACAACAGGGTTAGCAGCGGAGGCTTGGTCTTTAATTGCTAAAGAAGCAGCGGTTTTAGTTTGATGAACTTTGGGTTTATAGTCAGACTTAATTAGTGTTTGCTGAATCTCGCTTCTGCTAAGACCCATCTTGCCAGATATTTCTCCTAGCACATCATCCATTATTACGGCTTGGGGAACAGAGCCAGCAACCTCTGGCCCCTCTGCCGAAATCCTTTGATTAATAATATCTTGCATTTCATAAGCAAGTTTTGTTGCAGCGTTTCTTTCTTGTGTTGATTGCCTACCAAACAAAGCAGCTTTTGCAGGAACAGACAAAGCCCTAAGACTTCCAACCAAAGCTGGAGTAGCTATAGCACTCACACCAGTTGCAACAGCAGCTTCTCTTGGGTTTACCCTAGCAGTAGATGCCAACTGTTCCAGCACGTTGTACTCCAAACCAAAGCCACCGCCAGCAAGAGCAAGACCTTTATATGTGGCCTTAGCCCCAGCACCAACAGGAATCAAAGTAGTAGGAGACATCAAAGAACCAGTAAGCGTTCCAAAGAATCCCGCAACACCACCCATGCCTTCTTGTTGAGATAAGACAGGATACTTTTCTGCAAGCTCTTTATCTTCTAAAGCCTGCAAAACCTTCAGTCTATCTTCTTCACTGGCATTAACGTAAGCCGGGCCATACGCTTCTTCTGCTGACTTATATGTAATGCCTTCCTCTGCGTCCCAGCCAAATTCTCCTAATCCAAACTTGCCCTTCACATATCTTGCTAGGTTTCCTATGTCTGTGTCTGCGCTTTCGTAGGCATAAGCAAACCGTTTAAACGCACTTGCATCTTCTTTAGGCTCTTCTACTTCAGGCTGTGGTAATTCAATAGCCTGTATAATTCTTTTGCCTTCCTCAGATATAGAGTCAAAGTTTCTGTTCCGTAGGGAAACTAAATCTTCTTGAGAAAGTTGAGACAAGTCAGCCATATAAACCTCTACTCTCTACCAAACCTTTGATTTGCCGCATCTAGTAATTGCCTGTAAGCAATCACGCTTTGGTCTATTTGCCTTCTTAGCTGCAAAGGAATAACAACATCATCTAGTCTTGACTCAATTTGTCCTATCTTCTCATTGATAGAATTAATTAAAGACTCAGGGTTTTTTCTTTGTCCTTCTGATAAGGCATCAATCATTCTGCCAGTGGCTCTTAATGTATTTTTAAGAGTAGCATCAACTGCCCCAGCTACAGACTCTCTAGCGTTTATTGTGGCAAGAGTAGCACTTGTGATGTCTGCCATTTTGTTAGCAATGTCGGGGAGACTTCTTGCTGATTCGGCAATGTTTGACACAGCCTCGTCTATGCTTAAATCAATTCTAGGGCTGTCACCTAAATTCTGTCTAGGCATCCGCATTTCAGGAATTTGCAGTCTTGGGCTATCACCTAGATTCATTCTTGGAACTTCTATATCTGGAAGTAGAGATGTGTTTTCAGCAACTTGGCGGGCGTAAATATTATAAGCCTCATTTCTATTGACATTATTTTCAGCCATAATTTTATCTAGCTCACTTTGTATCTCTCTATTAGCAGCCAGTCTTTGTTGTCTGCTTTCGGTATAACCAGAAACCATCCCAGATGCGGTGTCTGCAATAGCCTGACCAAAGCGACTCCTAGCTACAGGTCTGTTGGTATTAATAAGGCTAGCAACCATTTCTTCATCATTTGTAGTTGGAGCTTCTAGTGATGGCCCTGAACCTAAAGACTGTCTAAATTCTATAACTTGTTGAGTTAAATCTAAGGCACTGCTTTCTGTTTCTGCTGCACCTTCAGGTCTTTCAAGGCTAGGCTCTGAAGTTTCTAGTCCAGACCCAGCAGCAAGGGCGGCAGGGTTAACAGCGCCCATTGGTTGAACAGAACGAACAACTTGAGTTCTGAGTCTTTCTGCTCCTTCTGGGTCACGAATTGCTATTGTTGATAAGATTCCCCCCATTGGAAGAGTGGAGACTGCTCTATCTACAGCTTCAGATGGGGTCATTTGTTTTTCAATTTGCATAATCATGCTAACTTCAGCTATAAAATCTTGCTTTGAATATGCGTTGTCTCTAAGAAAAGGTAGGTACTGTGAGAGAATACCTTGTGGTTCTCCTTTAATAGACAAAAGTTCTTGCACCGCATCATTGTCATCCATTGCAAGTTCTACGTCTTTTAGCCCCTGACCAGCAAGAGTCTTATATTCAGGAATAGACTTAGCTCTTGCCGCAAGGCTTTGACTGTGTGCTTGATTCATCTGAGCCGCAGTAATATTCCCAGCAACATAATCATTTACTAAAGCATTAGGAACGCCTAAGTCTCTATATGACTGAGCGTTGCTTTCTCTAACACTCTTAGCTTCTACCGCTTCAGTTGACTCTCGTTCTGCTTCTTCTATTTGAAGATTTTGTAAGCGTATCTGTCTGTCTCTGTCAGCAAGTCTTTGCTGTTCTTCAACAGCAGCTTGTCGCAATGTTAACGCTTGGGCGGGAGCATACTCCTGGATAGCTTTGGAAAGGTTAATCATTCCAGCAGGAGTAGAGGCATCAGCAGTTTTAATAATATCTTCTAGTTTTTCAGACTGAGTTCTAACATCAAGGTCTAACATTCCGCCAACGCGCCTGCGGAGTGCTTCTTGTCTTTGGGGCATCTGCATAGATAGGGCAGATACTAAAGGTGCTTGAGTCCTAGCTAGCCCTGTAAGACCACCAGTTAACTCCCGTCCCTTGAGTATTCCCTCTGTCAGCATACGCTGTTGAGATTGAGCAGGAGTCTCAATAATGTCGCTAAATAAAGATTGTATGTTGATAGCCATTTCTAAATCCTATGGAAGTTTAACCCCTGTTAACCTTTCTATTTCTTCCTTTGTCATATAAGGTTGAGTCCCGCTAGTAAGGTCAGGTTTTGGCATTGGTATACCGATTAAATCTGTTACTTCTTGATTAGTCATATATGGTGTTTGGGTTAAATAGTCATTGGCTAGATTTTCAAAGAAATTGCCACCACTGCTACTGGTTGTAGTAGTTCCAGAGGATTGGCCTCGCCTTTCGGCACTTAACAGGTCAAACAAACCTTGATACTGCTGCTGTCTCAGGGCGTTTCTAAGGGCTTCAAACCCTAACTGGGACTCTATTGCAGATTCTGCCAAACCAGCCCCTAAACCTAGCCCAGTGGCCTGTAAAGAGGATGCTAGGCGTGAAGCCTCCAGTTGTGGAGTCAACGTCCTTATTAGCTCTTGCTGAGGTGTGTAAGCTGTAGGTATAGCTGATAATCCAAGCTGGCCCAATAGTCCCATTCTACCTCTAAACTCACCCAAACCCTGTAGAGTCTGCTGAGATTGTAAGGCTTGCTCAGCACGAGCCTGTTCCATAGCAGATACGGCAGATGCTGCGCGTTGCTCTTCAATGGCTTTATTAAGGGCTAGTTCTTCAGGAGTGCCACCAAACATAGAGGTACGGACACCACTTCTACCCTGGCCCAAGAGTCTTTCTTCTAGCTGAAGTCTGGCTCTTTCTCTTTCGGGAGCTTGTACAGCTTCTAGTCTTGAATATATATCTGCTTCTCTACCAGCTCTTTGAGCAGGGTCTTGAGTCAACATACCAATAATATTAGTCTGCTCCTCACCCCTAGCCATAGGGTCGCCCAAGAAGTCAAAAGCACCCTGACCAAATCCAGTCAAAGACCTTTGTAATGCAGCTTCTTCAGGGCTTAAAGCAAGCTCAGTGCCTGTTTGGGATATAGTTGCAGCAGAAGGCTGACCAAATACATTCGTTCCCGTGACAGTAAATGGTTTGAATTGAGACTGTCTTCCTACCTCACCAAGTAAACCGCCTTCATAAGTGGGTAAATCGGTAGCACCACCAAAAAATACATTAGCTTCTTGACGGGCTTGGCCTATGTCTTTGATAGCTTTGTCAGTTAAAACACTCTGACCCAAAGCACCTATAAGACCTGCGCCTGGGCTTCCAAAAAAACCACTACCACCAGAACCTAATCCAAAAAAGTCCATAGCCTGATTAGCTACGCCACCTAAACTATGTTCTAAACCTAATATATGTGGCATTAGTAAGTCCCTCCATCAATAGTGCCAGTGAATGTTCCTGACACTGTGAGGTTTGCGGCAGTTGTAGTCCCCGTAAATGTCGGGGCAGCTAAGTTAGCCTTAGTAGATACCGCAGTTGCTATGTTATCAAATTCGGTGTTCACTTCAGTTCCTTTCACCACCTTAGCAGGATTTCCTGACACCAGGGCATCCTTGGCGGCAAAGTTCGTTGTCTTTGTATAGTCAGTCATTAGACAATCCTTCCAAGTAGTGCATGAATGTTTAGTTGTTGTATAGCTATAGACTTACCATCTACTGTAGTCTCCACCCCTACGGATACAACAGCACCAGAACCAGAAGTATTTATCTTCTGCCTGTTAATTAGATTTAATGAAGAAGAATACTCAGCTTCAGTGTTGTATTCGGAGATATTATATTGTGCAGCGTTGTTAGCAGGTAATGTATATGCCTGCTTCTTATAAGCATTGGAATAATCGTAGGCCCAGTTCAATACAACTGTAGCCTCAGCCCCATCAAAGGTCGTTAGATTTACCTTCTTAAGAAATTTAAGTACGGAGCTATCCCCAAATGCTAAGGGATGGGAGAAGTAACTTAACTGATAGGAGCCTGTCCCGTCTGTATAACTATCATACTCAGCAATGCCAGTTGCGTTCCCAATGTAAATAGTGTCATCCACCAAATTAGTAAAACATAGTGGTGAAATGCTAGACCAAGTGGTTGCTCTGTATGAACCATCTTGGAGAGGAAATCTCGTATCAAAGACATACACCGTCTGAAGGACGGGAAAGTTAACCAATACAAAGGCTTCTTTAGGAGAGTAATGTAATGAAATATTACCTGTTTCACTAGCTACCAGATTCTTAACGTCATTATTTACGTTCTTAGATACATCCCCAATAGGTGAGGACTTTTCTTGAATTGTTCTCGCCAGACTTCTTACGCCTGAACGGTCTAAAAAGATTAAATCCTTACCCGTAGAAACAACTGCGTCCCTAGATACACACCCTATGTTAGATATAGTATCCGCTAGGGTCATAGTAGAAGGAGAATCAGCGCCTTCGTAAATAAGGATAGCGTCCTTACCAAAGATAACTAAGAATCCATTATGAGCAGATAAAGCTACAATCTCATCGTACCCATTAGGCCAAACCTTAGATACGTCTATAGAGCCTGAAGAACCACCAGTCCAAACAGTCCCATCTAATAAATCACTCCAGTAGATAGTAGACTTATCTGTGGCAAAGTCAGCCACCCAAAGCCTACCAAAACCCGCTAAAACTTCGTTACCTTGGGGAGGTGTACCCGCAGAACCAGAATGAGAGGACATCTTCTCAACAGCAGCAGCAGCATTAGAATAGACTAAAGGCTCCTGACTTCTTTGAAAGAAATAAGCCTTGTCATTAAAGTTAACTATCTTCCAGTTATCATCAGATACAGTATAAGACCCAGGAGTTGCATCAGTAAGAGTAGTAGTCCCTGAGAATATCTTGCTATTACCAGCAGAGAATACAACTACATTCCCACCTGAATCCCTAAACTGATGTATAGCTTCTATACCATCAGAACTCCCCAATACAGCAGGGCCATTAGTAGACACCATGTCATAACCTTTACGCGCAGCAACCCGCCCTTCTTTGTCAATAATGCAGTTATCTGCAACCGATGCAAAGGTAGGGTCTTGAGCTAACGGGGCATCTTGGGTGTTTATACCCGCAAAGCCTGGAGCCGTAATAGTTATGCTTTGTAGTTTCTGGGCCATTATCGTACCTGAAAGGTTAACTCAGAAGGGTATCTGTTAGCGTCAAATGCAATAGCGTCAGATAAAGAAGTAGAGGCTACAGCAAATTGTTCTGCTGCACTCTGACCGCCAGTCTCACCCCTTTCCCTTAAAGCCATAGCGTAGGCTAGTTGTATAACAGGGTTATTAGGTGCTAACAAGCTATCCGAATCAGTAGTCAAGTCAGCTTGTGGTTTAACAACATCAAACCTCAGAGCGTATATTGCATCAGGCTTTGGATAAACTTGGACTTCTAAATCTTTATTGGTATCTGTACCCACAAATGTAAAATAATCAGGAGAGCCTGATTGTGGAGAAGTGTTGTAGGTTACATTGTTAAAGTATTCTTTACTTCTAAGATGCATGAACCTTTTAGACGTAGTGTTCATTACGTCCTTTATAACAGCCAAATCACCACTACCAGTAAGTGAGTAGGTGTCTGTCCCACTTACGGTATTTACAGTTATAGAATCTCTAAGCGCAGTCCAGTCAAAAGAGTTCTCTACAATCTTCTTAGCGTCATTAACCAAGTCACCTATGAGATGAGAGTAGTCCGTAGCATTAGCCGTATCTACTGTATCCTCTCGTAATCTGCGGAGGACGTTATTAATCAAGTCTAAATATGTCATACCAATCCTCTCAGCATTCCTCTAGGCGCAAACATTTGGGCTATCTGCGCTGTCTTTGTAGCAGCAGGTAATACGTTTTCTAACTGCCTAAGTTTTGGCTCAAATAATTCTCTTGAAAACATCTGTTCAGTTACAGGGGTATTCTGAATAACAGCCAACAAACCTTCACGAGTTGGTTGAGGAGTTGGAGTTTCCATTGGCGGCAGAATTGAAAAAGGTGTCTCAGGAGGTGGCGTATCATCTCCTACTGGTTCAGTAAATATCCCACTTGGCGGCTCAACATCTGGTTCAGGTGTTGGCTCGGGTGTTGGTTCAGGTGTTGGTTCGGGAGTCGGAGTAGGCGTAGGGGTTGGTGTAGGGGTTGTTGGAGTAGGTGTTGTGGGTGTAGGAGTCCCATCAACATCTCCCATACCATCAGTATCCCCCGCTCCATCTTCTAGCACATCGTCAGTACCCTGATTTTCAATTGCAGCACCAGATTCAGTTGCAGCTTGATTGATAGACTCAACACTATTACCTGTAGCTTGTGCTACCTCACCTACAGATATACCTCTTTGATTTACTAGGTCTACAACATTAGTAATTGCATCTTTGTTGTAAGCGCCAAATACATCAAAGGCTAAATCTATAAAGCCTTTTAAATCCAGCTCATCTTTATCTGTATCTTTCCAGATTTGATTAGGGTCATCCGTTACAACGCCAGGTATTTCTGGAACCAAGTCCACCATGCCGTCGTCCACTGTTATTTCATCTTTTGTAGTGTCAGCAAAAACATTCTCTTCAGGCAATGGTTGACCAGTAACATCATAGCCAGCAGCCATTAGAGCTGCATCCACAGCGTCTCTAGGTATGCCTAACATCTGTGTAACAACGTCTGAACTAAAACCAGACTCTCTTAAAAACTCTGCAGTAACATCTGCTTGTTGCTCTGGGGGTACAAGCTCCTGTATCTGAGACAAGACCATATAGGCGTTATCAGCTAAAGATTCGGCAGTCTCAAAGCGGCCTTCCATTTCTTCTTGTATCGAAGGGCTAGAAAGCTGAGATAAAATATTATCTAACAACCCCATAAATTGTGGGTCGCCTGCCTGACCGCTTGGGCTTCCAAATGACTCAACAGTAACAGACATTACTCTTCCTCAACCATGTTAGTCAGCATATAGTGGGCGTTGTATTGCAAAATCCCTACTAAATATACTGGGTCTAATCCTTGCTCTATCTTTTCTAAGCACCACTCATAAAGCTCTGCGTCTGCTTGTTCAGCAATAGAGTCCATCTTGTTAACAGGAAACT